TGACTGGCGTGGAATTTATGGTTCCCCAGGAGCATAATTCGTTCTTCGAATTTAGTAAGGGAGCTTCGGCTCCCTTTCTTTTTTCTATAATAAGGTATATCATTTAATTCTAGGATTTATTAACTTGTTCTACAGACTGACCTAGCAGACAAGCCGAGACGGTAGAACTTATTTCCTTAGGAGGAAATTATGGCAAAATCGACATTTTCAGGTCCAGTAAAATCTTTAGCTGGATTTATATCAGCAGGTAATGCTAACGTAGTTAGTTTAACTGCCGACACTACTCTAACAGTAGCAGACCATGCAGGAAAAGTTCTTGTATGTAATGACGCAGACGGTAAATTTACTTTACCAAGTATAGTAGCCACCGATCCAGGTGATAATACCGACCCTAATCAGTTAAATAACTTAGGTGCTACATTTACTTTTATAGTAGTTACAGCAGCAACAGATATGGACATTTTAACTGATGGAACAGATAAATTTGTAGGGGGTTTATATACTGGTGTTACTAATGCAACAGGTAAAACTTTTATTTCTGGTGCATCTAACGATGTTATTACAATGAACGGATCAACTAAAGGTGGATTAGCAGGTAGTATTGTAAAATGCACAGCTATGGCTACTGCTAAATATGCTGTAGAAGGTATTATTTTAGGTTCAGGAACTTTAGTAACTGCATTCGCTGACGCTTAATAGGAGTAATTTATGGCAGACGCAGTAACCTCAACAACAATTGTTGATGATGATAGAAAAGCGGTTATACAATTAACCAATACGTCAGACGGTACAGGCGAGTCAGCTGTAACTAAAATTGATGTAAGTGCTTTAGCAACTAGAAAATCAGACGGTGCAACTTGTACTGGTTGTAAACTAGCTAAAGTTACTTACACAACTTTTGGTATGAGTATAAAACTACTTTGGGATGCTACTACAGATACTATTTGTTTAGATTTAAATGAAAATTATAGTGATCAGTTAGATCTTACAGAGTTTGGTGGAATACAAAATACATCTGGTTCTGGTAAAACAGGAGATATAAACCTGACTACCACAGGACATGCAAGTGGAGATTCTTACGTTATTGTTTTAACAGTAATTAAGACATTCTAGTAATGGCAACTTCTGGTGCTAAAACGTTTAAACTTAGTATAGCAGACACTATAGAAGAAGCATATGAATTAGCTGGAATTGAACTTAGAACAGGTTACGACGCAGAAACTGCTAGGCGTTCTTTAAACATAATGTTCGCTGATTGGTCTAATAGAGGTGTAAACCTTTGGACAATAGAACAAGTAACTAAAAATTTAAGTACAGGTACATCTAGTTATGCTTTTGATGCATACGACATAGACATAGTTTCTGCTATTATAAAAGTAACAGACAGTACTGGAAACTCAACTGATTTAAGTGTTGAACGTATAGGTAGAACTGAATACTTAAACATACCAGATAAAACTATAAAAGGCAGACCAGTTCAAATATTTTTCGATAGACAAGTTATACCAGTAGCTTATCTGTGGCCAGCACCAGATGACACAGCAACATACTCATTGATAGCTAACACAATTCAAAGGATTGATGATGTGTCAGCTTCTAATCAAGATCCTGAAATACCTTCAAGGTTTATTCCTTGTATGGCTAGTGGGTTATCTTATTATCTAGCATTAAAAAAGAATCCAGAAAAAGCAGTGATGTTAAAACAACAGTACGAACAAGATTTTAAACTTGCTGCTGATGAAGATCGTAATAGAGCTTCTTTACATCTTACTCCTACTAGGAGTTCTTATTAATGGCATACGCTGCAGGTAAAAAATCTTTAGCTAGATGCGATAGATGTGGGTTTGTGTATAAGTATCTTGAACTTAGGAAAGAGTGGAATAATCTAAGAGTTTGTGAAGAGTGTTATGAACCAAAACACCCTCAGTTAGACCCAATAATCCATAGAGCAGATCCACAAGCTTTGAGAGATCCAAGACCTACTGAACCAACACCAACTTTACACTTAGGTAAAATTATTGTCTCAAATCCAGTAGATGCTAATGGAGTTAGTTCTCCTATTATGTGGGCTGAAAACAGTAACACTATAGGATCTAAATTTACAATGACAAAATTAACAGCTACTCTTGGTAGCGTAACTATAGTAACATAATAGTATGAGCTGGACTAAATCTACATTAAAAACTGCTATACAAAACTATATTGAAAGCACAGAAACTTCTTTAGTAAATAATTTAGATAATTTTATTGAGAGCACAGAAGAGAGAATATTAAAAAATGTTCAATTAGACGTGTTCAGAAAAAATGTGACAGGCACAGGTTCAAGTAGTAACACGTACTTAGCTATGCCTACTGATTTTTTAGCTCCTTTTAGTTTAGCAGTTATCGATAGTGATAGTAATTACAACTTCCTTAAACTAAAACATGTTTCTTTTATACGCGACTATCAACCCGCAGCAGCAACAACAGGAACTCCTTTGTTTTACGCTGAGTTTGATGAAGAACGTTTTATATTGGCTCCAACTCCAAGTTCTGGATTCACTTTTGAACTTCACTATTTTTATAGACCAGCTTCCTTAACAGCAGGTTCAGATAGTGGTACAACGTGGTTATCACAAAATGCGATGAATGCTTTACTGTATGGATCTTTAGTAGAAGCTTGTACCTACCTCAAGAATTTTGAGTCAATAGTTGTTTATGAACAACGTTTCCAAGAAGCTTTAAACAGTCTTAAAAATCTAGGAGAAGCCAAAGATACAAGAGATCAATATAGATATGATGAAATTAGGAGATCACCACAAGCATGATAGAAGTAGACACAACCGCAGGGTTAGGTACTATAGGAGTTGCTACCACAGATTTTAGTGGACACACCCCTGAGTTTTGGGCAGAGCGTTGCACAGCAAGAATATGTGGAATATCAGACAATGCGGCACCACACATCAAGTTACAGGCTGAAGCATACAGACTAGCTATTTATGAACAAGTATTATATCATATTAAACAAGCAATCAACAGTCACATAGTGACAATGAATGCAGAACTTACAACTCAAGGTCATGCAGACATGGCTAAGATTTTAAAGGAAATTAAATAATGGCAATTACATCAACACTTACTACTAGTTTTAAAAAAGAACTCTTAGAAGCTACACATAACTTCTCTGCTTCTGGCGGTAACAGTTTTAAACTTGCTTTATATACTAGTTCAGCATCATTAGGTGCTACTACAACTGCATATTCTAGTTCTAATGAAGCTAGTGGAACTAATTACACAGCTACAGGTGCTGCACTTACTAATATAGCCCCTACTTCAAGCGGAACTACAGGATTCACAGATTTCTCTGACCTTACGTTTAGTAACGCTACCGTAACAGCTAGAGGTTGTCTTATTTATAATGACACTAATAGTGATAAAGCAGTAGCAGCAATCGATTTTGGTGGAGATAAAACATCTACCGCAGGCGATTTTACTATAGTTTTTCCAGCAGCAGCAGCAAGTACAGCGATTATACGAATAGCCTAAAATGGCTGAGTTCCTAAACGGTTGGGGTCGAGGTACTTGGGGACAACTCGCTTATGGTGAAGGCAGTATTCCTGTTTCAATCACCGCACCAGCATCAGGTTCAGTAGGAACACCAGTAGTAGCAGTTAACGCACAAGCTATAGCTTCAGTAGGTGGAGTTACTGCTAGTTTAGGGGCGATAAGTGTTACTATTCAAGCTGAAGCTAATGTAACTGTTTCAAGTTTATTAGCAGCAGGTAACTTAGGCACAGCAACAACAACCTCAATAAATAATATTTCCGTAAGTGGGTTTAGTAGTACCTCAGCTTTAGGTACAGCAACTTTATTAACAAACAATAATTTATCTGTTTCTGGTTTAAGTAGTACCTCAGCTTTAGGAACTGCCACCCTTAGCACAAATAATAATATTTCTGTTTCTGGTTTAAGTAGTACCTCAGCTTTGGGAACTTCTTCAGTTAACACAATAAACAACGTTTTTGTAACTGGTGTCACATGTACATCTTCTCTAGGCACTCCAACAGTAACAGGTACTAGTATAATTAATGTTGAACTAGAACAAGCAACTTCGATATTAGGAGATATACTAGTCTGGGGTATAATTGATACTGATCAAGACGCTGATTGGCAAACAATAACAACAACAAACTCACCTAGTTGGCAATCTATAACAAGTACGAATAACCCTAATTGGGAAGAAGTGGCTTAACTTTTATGAAAAAACAACTTATAATAAATTTGAACGGAGACAAACATGGCAACATACGTTAATGATCTTAGGTTAAAAGAAATCACAACAGGTGATGAATCTGGAACATGGGGTGACACTACTAACACAAACTTAGAGTTAATAGCAGAAGCTTTTAGTTTTGGCACAGAAGCAATAACTACCAATGCAGACACACACACAACAACAATAGCTGACGGATCAACAGATCCAGGCAGGTCTTTATATTTAAAATACACAGGTACTCTTGATAGTGCTTGTACAATCACCATAGGTCCAAACACAGTAAGTAAACTTTGGTTTATAGAGAATGGTACGTCTGGATCTCAAAACATAATTATTTCTCAAGGTAGTGGAGCTAACATAACTATTCCTCCTGGAGATACTAAAGCAATCTATTCTGACGGAGCAGGATCAGGCGCAGCAGTTGTTGACGCTTTTGCTAGTCTTAATGTTGTAGATCTAAAAGTACAAGACGATTTAACAGTTACAGATGATGCAACTATAGGTGGAACTTTAGGAGTTACAGGTATAGTCACATTAACTGACGATCTTATTATTGGTGATGGCAAAACTATAGGTTCTGCTTCAGATGTAGACGCTATGACTATTGCTTCTAATGGACAAGTAACATTCACACAAACTTTAATCGGTACAGCTTTAGACATCTCAGGCGATATAGACGTAGACGGCACTACTAACCTTGATGTCGTAGATATAGATGGTGCTGTGGATATGGCTTCTACTTTAACAGTAGCAGGTGTATTAACAGGTGCTAGTTTAGACATCTCAGGCGATATAGACGTAGATGGAATTTCTAATTTAGACCAAGTAGATATAGACGGAACTGTAGATATGGCTTCTACACTTACTGTTGGAGGTGTTGTAAACCTATCAAATGGTTCTGAATCTGCACCTGCTCTTATCTTTAATTCTGATGCAGATACAGGTATTTTTAGAGGAGGTTCAAATACTCTTGTACTTACAGCAGGAGCTTCTAATAGATTTTATGTTGACCCAAATACGCATTTAGGTACTCTTACCGCAGGAACAAGCAACTTAGCATTGGGTGTCAACGCAGGTAAC